CCTCTCTATTGAGAACTGTTCCCATTAAGCTGCGACACGCCGGGGCTGGTTGACATGTGCGGTGTTGTGTGCTACGTGAGTTGGTGCGTTAAAGAATTGTCGTGTTTTCGGCGTGTCGTGTTTGTGGTGTGGTATTATTGGGATTGTCAGAAAAAAACAGCATAAAAAGGAGCAGAAAAATGATGAAATTAAGTGCCTATGTTATCGAGTTACCTGATAATGCGTATAAGGTCGGTGTCGAAGGTGTGTATACGGGAATTGTGACGGGTAATGATACTTTTGATTCTGCGCTTGCTGATGTCCTTGAAGGCATGTTGTCTTATGATTATGATTATGATTATGAAGAAGTCGCCCAGGCGGTGACTCGTGAGGGTCGTAGCTGTCGTGTGTATGTTGTTACGGTTGATAATGGTGATGACTGATATTCGTAGTATTGAGTGTGATTAGTTTTTGAGTGATAATAATATAGCCCGGTAATATTACCGGGCTATATTGTTATCCAACCACCTTAGTAGGGCCGAAATATATTTTGTTGGTATCGGTTTCGATTACGGTATCGGATATTTGTATGCCGCGTGCGTTGCCGCATGCTATTAGGTTTAGTACGCAGCCGCCGTTACGATATTGAACTATGTCGTTTGGTCTTAGTGATGGCGTGACCATGTACGTATATGACGCACATCGGTCTGAGCATTCTATCTGTGTACCGCTAGTGGTAATGGTTATTTTTCCTGTGCCGGGTACTCGGAGGCCACCGAAACCGGTTGGCATTAGTTTGAAACATGTGTAGTCGCCTTGGATTACTAAATATCCAGTTAGTCGCAATTGTCCGTGTTCGGCATCGTCTAGTGTTGTGGATATTTTTATCGTGTTAGGTTTGGTTATCATTGTAGCGACTTCAAAGACACTACATATCTGGTTTATTGTTGCGAATTTTGGTTTAAGCGAGACGTCGGTTATTTCTATTGTTTGTGCGATTTTTGCGGTGTGTCCGCCGATTGTGTGAGGGGTTGCGTTACTTGGAAACGAGATCCAGCCGCCCCAATTTAGATATGATGTCGCGTCGTCATTGCAGATCGAACGGGCGCATGCCCATAGATTGCCTTCGTTGTCAAACTCGCCGCCCTCGTATTCGCCGATACGTCTCGACATGAGTAGATCGGTGGCCATACAATTGTACCATTGCAGTGTCTTGGTGCGTACGTCGTAGAGGTACGCGAACATGCGTGTTGTGTATCCGAAGATCTTGTTATTGTATGCGCTGATACCCTGTCCCATGAAGTCGTCGCCCATTGGGCGGGTACCTATGACAGTGGTGCTGTAGTCGGTCATGTTTATTTCGTAGATGTTTGGGTTGTTGCGGCATATGCAATATACTTTGTTGGTGATCGGGTCTCTTGTGATACCGGCTATGCCGTGTAGCGGTATGGGTATGTTGACGCTGGTGTTGAAATTGTTATCGTACGCCAGTATGCCGTTATAGTCGTTTGTCCCGGCTAATGTGATGGGTGCGACCCATATAGGCGTGCTGGGGGTTGCGTCGATATATGCCATATCGTTGAAGTGGCCGGCATTGATTGTTTTGTTGGTGGTTATCGTGTTGCTGGCCATATCGACGATTACGATTTTTGGTTGCCCGCCCTCGGTGGTGATGTTATTGCAGCCGAAATAAACGATGTCACCATGTTTAAGTGTTGACTGCGCACCGTAATCATGTGTGATGAACCGTGCTTGTATGGTCATGCCTGTGACTGTGGATATATCGCCGGTGCTTGCGTCATAGATGTTGTGCAGTAGTTTTTTCGCGTCCGTCGGGTTACTTGCGTTAAGCGCGGTTAGTGTTTGATTGGTGTTGTTGATATTATTGTCGACGTTGTTTGTCCAGTTTTGCGCTTTTTCATCGGTATCCCACTCGATAGCGTTGAAGCGATTAAGTGCGTTATTCGCTTTTTCGGTTGTAACGGCGAGTTCGCTTGCGGTGGTGTCTATTTTGTTTTTCAGGGCGCTTGCGGTGTTGCTGTCGGTTACGCCCAGTGCTGCGAGATTGTTGCTTATGGTTTCTGTTTCCGTCATCGCTTGTTTGGCGGTGTTGAGTGCAGCCGCGGCGTTGCCGTTGATTGTCAGAAGTGTTTGATCGATCGTACGTATTGCGCTGTTGTATTGGTCGGTCAACGCGGCGGGGTCGCCGGTATCGTATAGATCGAGGTTGAAATTATCGGTAGTGCTTGCCATGTTTAGGCCTCCTTGCGGGTATCGGTCGTGTGGTGTATTTGTATTTGTATGTCGAGCTGGTGCAGCTTTTTATCTATGAGCTGCATACTGCGGTTGTATGCGTCGCGTAGATCCGCCACTGAACCGGTATCGTATAGTGGCAGATTGTTGAATGGTGTTGTGGTCATGATTTCTCCTTTACTGTACGGGCGGGTAGGGTTCGCCGGTTTGCGGGTCGGTGACGCGCGGCGTCGGGTCGTTGAAGATTGTGAGGTTGCCGACTGCGGCGGTTTCGTCGGTGCGGTGTTTTGCCATGTCGTCCACCGTCTTGGTGGCTAGCTGATTGACTCGTGCGCCGAACACCGCGAGTTCACGGTACATGTTGCGCATGGCTATCTTGCTGTCTACGTAGGTGCCTTGTGTGGGATCGTAGATCACCATTTTATCGCCAACATGCTCAAGATTGTCCAGCAATGCCGCCAATGTTTTTTCCATTGCGCTGACACGTGCGTCGACGCGGTTTTCAAACGTTTTTATGTCCGCGCTCAGTGTGTTGATCGCGGTTGCGAGCTTGTCGAAATATGCCGTGATGTGATCGTATTCGCTTGCCAGATGCTTTATGATTTCCTCTGTGCTTTTTGCGTTCCAGTAGAACGCCGGTAGTACGGGCGTGTACGGCCATACGCTGTACAAGGGTAGCGGGAACATGTGTTTTTGCCTCCTAATAGTTGTTCATGCTGACAGTCCATAACGGGCTGAAACATTCTTCCAGATGCTCCAATAGTAGCACGTCTATATCCACGTAATCGCCTTGGCGTATCGCCTTGACCTTATCCATGTAGTTGCCGTTGGTCACGGTCTCATACTCCATGTCGGTGGCGTTGCTTGCGTAATCCTGACCGGTCGCGAGCTGGGTCGCGGGGAAATCCGAGAACACGGTGCGCGTCTTGTGCCACGTGTCGTTGTCCGTCATAAATATTCCGGGGTTGCCGTTTGCGAGCTCGTAGAGCGGTTTGAGTACGGGCATTATTTCGGCGATGAGGCGCAACAGGTGCCGCCGCCATCTGCCCGGCGGCATTACGCCTAGCTCGCGGTCATAATACCGGTTTTCGATTTTTTTGCAACATCGCGTGTATTGCGCGTCGTTGTATGCGTCATCACGCCATGACCATTGCGGCGTTGTCCAGTCAATGCCACCGGGCACGAGCAATTCCCCCAATGTGATCGTTGTCACGGCGTGATAATCGGGCACGGTTTCGCCCGGAACAAACGGCGGTATCATGTCAGATGTCTCCATTGTCGTTGTCCTCCAGTGCTTCGAGGCTGGTCATGTAATTATAGTTTTGGCTTATGTTGTCCTGGTTCCACACCACCTGTATGGGTGCGTCCAGATATCGCGCGAAACGCGTGTTGAGTATGTCGCATGCGGCGCGGCGTTCCTCAAGCTCGGACAGCGCCCGCAGATCGGTGGGTTCCCCGTAATCGTTTATCTCATCCGCCGTCTGGCGCTCCATCTTCATGGGTAGGTTTTTTATGCCTAGCGACTGGTAAAACGCGTTCCACGTGTTTTGTATGTCGGTCTGTAATTCCATGCCGATATATTCAACGCCGGTTTTGAGTACTTGCGCCTTCATGCTGTCCGTGAAACCGGGCGTTGCCATGATTGCCATCTCTCCGCCTGATATTTGCTTGATGACGTTGACTCCCGCTGTTTGTTGTCCGGCGGGCACTTCCAGAATAAACGGGGTTTTCTGGTGGAAGCGGTTTTGTCGGCGTGTCATGTACAGATCTTCGATCTCATGCGCGAAAAACTCAAGCGTCGGCACCAATGGTGTACGTGCCTTGTTGCTATAGATAAAGACACCGTTGGAGTTGTTTACGTCGAAGTGCCACCCGTTTATTCCGTAGGATGTCCATTTCTTCGGTCGGTAATACACGTTGAAGTCGGAATTGACAACGGCCTGCGTGGAAAAGAACACACCGGGCTTGCTATGCGGGTACGCGATAGTGGCATATCCGTAATACAGCAGATTATACTCCAAAAACCACGCGTTGCACGTTTTGGGCAGATTGAGCCATTTGAAACGTGACAGTGCGATGTTCAGCATCTGCGAATACGCCATGAAATACGCTTGAGAGTTGATCTGTTGCGACTGTTGCCACACCGGCAGCCCTTTTTCGCCGATGGCCGCGCGGGTCGGCGGGCACTTATGCGTGCGTTTACGTCCCATATATAACACCTTTTTTTCGCTAGTTGATGTTCGCGGCGAGATAATCGCCGCCTATTTCGGTGGGGTCATTCCAGATTGTAACACCTGCCGTGAAGCGGTCGCGTATCGCGTCCAGTGCGTCGTTGGGGGCGATGTCGTTGGTGAGCCACACATCGTCGGCCCTCCAATACGTGTAATGCTTGCATGTCGTGAGGTTCGGTCTGTTATAGAGTTTGTTGCTTGCTATGCCGTATCGCAACATGTACATACCAGCTTGCATTAGTGCGCTTTTGGTTTGCGTGCGAACCTTGACGACATACGCCCGTTGCGCCATTTCGTCCGCCCACGGATCCCCCGTGTATGCGCCAACGGGCGAAGGAGGCTGGTTGTACATGTCACGGTACGTGTTCGTGGTGCCGTCACGTGTTGTGAGCATACTGCGTTTCGCGTTTGTCACGGCCTGATTGCGCGTGCGTGCCGCGTTGCCGGTGGCGGTGTTGTATGAGGCCGTGGCGTTGCCGTTGGAGGCGTTGACGGTGTTGGCGGTCATATCGGTGGCCGCCGCCGTTGCGAGTTGCATCGTTTTCACGGTTTGCGTGTTGGTGCGTATCGTCGTTTCCGTCGCTTGTGTCTTGGCGTGCGCCGTCTGATCCGTATTGGCCGACGTGGCTTTATCCGCCTTGGCATATGCCGCGTCATTGGCCGCCTTATTGAGTTTTTCGCTGTTTGTAATGGCGATACCTGTATTGTAGCCTTGCAACGCCGCGCCGCTAATGGCGGTCGCTAGACCGGTGGCGGCACCGCCGCTCGCAACGGACAGCGCCGCACCGCCAACCGACCCTATCATGCTTGTGACGGATGAAATGGCGTTCGTTTGCGTATTCGTGACATATGTTTCGTTCATGAGTGTTACATCCCAGTCACGATCAGTTCTTATTTTGCTGTTCGCGGTTGCGGTGTCAGCGTCGAGGCGCGTTGTCGCAGCATCGAGTATGTCATTACGCGCGTCAACGGTCTCATCGGATATCTTCTGATCGCGCAAGACTCCGCGTGCGGTGTTGGCCGTCTGCGCGGCGTTCGTTCGTGCGGTGTTGTCCCGTGCCGTGGCTGCGCTGATATTGGCGTTATCACGAGCGGTGTTGGCCACTTGCGCGGTGTTTTCATACGAGGTTATCGCGTTCTCGCGGTTTTGTCTGATCGTGCGATTGTAGTTGGCTCCGCGATATGCGTCGATGTTACGTCTTTGTAGCGCATACGTGGGGACATCGTATGATATGAGCGTTGCGAGCGCGTCCGCATTGGGCAGATGTCCGCTTATGGTCTCGCCTGTGAGGTTGCTCACGGCGATAGTGGTGCTGCCGTCCGCACCGTATCCATCCAGATACGCGACCTGTCGCACGAGCGGATACGCAACGGATACCAACGTTCGCACGCTGAGCCGCCCGCAATCCTCGATATTGATCGTGGTTGTCTTGCCCCACGTGTCCGTGATCTCCAGTACGCTGTAGGGCGATACGTACAGTTTGGCCACGTCGGCGACTTCAGGCGGCATATCGAAGTCCTCCGGGGTCAACGTGATGTCACTTAATGTGCGCTCCGTGTCTATGATGGTCATCCAGGCGACACCGTTGACCATGACGGGCGCACTGGTACCGCGCGTGCACATGTCCGCGGACACCACGAAGCACGAGCCTATGCCCGAAGCGATATGCGGGTAGTACGCGAACAGATCATTAATATATTCGCCGGTTACGTCGCTTGCACGTAGCGCAAACACAGTCCAGTTGTTCGGGGTGCGTCCGCGCTGTGATGCGTAGGGCGTGCCGAGCGTACGGCACCCGCTTATGTCTATACCCGCCGCGCCCCATGTCCATGATGACACCGTAGCGTCCCCGCTCCCGTATGTGGGATCGTCGCCGGTCACGTCGGCACCACGCGTGCGTGCCATCTCCTCCAACCTGATCGCGCCGAACGCGCACGCGAAACATATATATTTATCGCCGCCGGTCAATCCGGTGCTTTTAATATTGGTGATACGATTGTTCGCAGCACCGTAATTGACATCTGGCGCGAGCATGTCAACACTGTTTTCGCGCGGGTTGTCCAATAGCCTTGCGGGTGTCATCCCGACCAACGGCGCGTGTCCCCGAGTCAGCAACAGGCCGTTTATCGTCGTCGTATTGATGTAGTCCGTCCACATGTCACGTTGCAGTACGACGGTGGTCGTATTGGGTGCCTCTGCCGTGATATCCGTGATGTAATAGTGATATCTTGTCTGGCAGTCCGATTGCTGTAGCGGTGATTGCAGTATATCCGGTGTAAAATCGACCACGATATAGTTATAACGTTGAGCCGTCATGTATGGCACTGGTATTTTGATACCGTCCGTGTCGGCGCGGGCGATATACATGCTGGTGTCAAGATGCACGGTCTCGCCGTTCAGTGCGTCGAACCACGCATCACGTGCGTTATCGTCGCGGAACTTAACGGCATCGTGGCCGTCGTTACGCCATTTTACGTGGCATAGTTTTATCTTGGTTTTCGGTGTCCACATATTATAATCGTATGTGTTGACGTACTGATCGTACACGTGCACATCAGCGCCCGGAAACGATGTGGCATTATCCAAGTGCGGAAATTTCATATATACCTCTTTTTCGCAAAATAAAAATCGGGGTGCCGGTGTTACCCGGTACCCCGATACTAGCATGTTACGACGCTACACATTATTTTACGGTGAACGTGCAAGTCGCCTTGTACGGTACCGTCTCGCCGGTCGGGTTTACGTATGTCGCCGTACCCGTCACCGTGATAATGTCGCCTGCCGTCAACCCGTCGCGCTGCACGTGCAAACGAGCCTGGTCGTCGACAAACGTGTTGACGTTGAGGTCAAACGCCGCACCGTGCGCGTCATCGCCGCTTGCGGCATGGTTCGCCGCACCGTGCGCGTCATCGCCGCTTGCGGCATGGTTCGCCGCAACCTCGTACGTCGCCGCGTCCGGTGCCACCTGAATGGCGGTACCGGTGGGCTCCACGGTGGCGGTCAACTTCGCCGTGAGCTGGAGCACGTCGCCCGCCTTGACATCACCCGTCTCCGGGGTCAGCGTGAAACCGGCCACGGTCTGAGTCACCACCTTGATGGAGGTGCCCGCATCGGTGGTGAACAAGGCACATGGCGTAAACGGCGATACGCCATAAATGCCCCAGTGGTTGAGATACAGCGTGTTGGAAAGTGTTTGCGGATTATAGAACTGGGTAGTGCCGTACAGCGTATCGCGAACCTGGTACCAATCAGTAGACACAAGCAATGCCACCGCGCCCGGAATACCAAGGCTCGGTACCTGAATAATACGATACGGCACGTCGGCCTTATCCAACTGGAACACCGCCGACAAACCGTCAACATCAAGCGATGCGAGATATTCCGGCTCGATAAGCAGTACCATCTGCTGAGGGTTAGCATACGCCGGAATATCGTTTACATTCAGAGCATTATACTGTGTGCTCGGGAAACGCATACGCCCAGCAGTCGCACGCAACGACTTAAGCAACGTCTTGGCCGACGCTTCATCGGTCGGTGCCGCATCGAGATGAACCTTGTAGAAACCAAGATTCTGCTCGTAATGTCGGATCAGTGCAAGCATGATGTTCATTTCGTCGTAGTTGTCACTGTTTCTCGGGGTCTCCATGATCTGCGCCACGAAACGGTTCAAACCGAAATCGTCAACGAATGCCTGGCGCAGTTCGTCGTCCGTCCATGATATCGGGTATTGGTCGCGGCGGTTCTGTTCGTAGAACCATACGGCGGCTTCGGGTCGGTGCATCTTCAGCAGCTCTTCGGCATTGTCTTTGTATCCGTGCGCCTTAATCCATTTCACTGCGATTTCCTGTACCGTCGAACCCCAATACAGGTTCTCTTTTTTGAAAACGTCAAGAGGGTTCTTGAAGGGTTCGTTCTGCGCCATCACCGTGAGGCCGATACGATTAACCATGTTCCATACGCAATCATTGAGATATTGCCGGTTCATCGGGTCGAACAGGTATCGCATGGTGTTCGCGACACCGGTCTGTGTGGCGCTCGGTATGCGTTGCTGATAGTCGTCGGTGCCCTTCAGGCGCACCTTATCCAAAATAGTCGCATTGTCTACAGCCATAATAAAATTCCCCTATTCGTTTATTCAGAGCGTGTAATCAAGGTTTTCAAGATCATTCGCGGCGGCATCGGCTATTGCTTCCGCCGCATCGTCCTCACGGACGGTCGCACCGTTTTCGACCATCTGCGATACGGAATCGGCGAACTTGTCATAGATGCCATCGATGCGTTCGATAACATCATTGAGTTTATCGGTTATCGTCGTGAGCATGTCGCGCAGATCGTCGAACTCGCCTACGCGGTGCGCTTCATCGGGGGTGAGATCATCGCGCTCAACGATGTCCCTTTCCTCGGCAGTTTCGTCATCCATTATTTTTCCTTTCATATATGAAAAAGTCGTACCGGCGAACGAATACCGAACCGGCACGACTTAAGATTAGCATACTTGTGACATGTTTCATAACGGTAATCGGCGCGTTTTTCCCTCACGGCCACACCGTCGCCGGAGTCAACCGTGGTTATCGACGATGCGTTTTAGCGACACCACTATGGCACCTCACGTACACCATGTTTATTTTACACCGAAATTCTTGAGCATTTCAAACATGGCGTGTTGCGTTTCCACCATGTCATATCTCAAATATCCCAAGGCGTAATACGATGTAAGATTTTTAATCAACTCCTTCGCCATATTCGCAGTGAGGTAGTTCAGCCTGTTATCGTCTCTCGTGAGTGCAAAATATGGCACATGTGTCCCGCCGTCGTATTTCGTGGAAACAAAAACATACCCACAACGCATATCAACATATACGCCATATTCCCGGTGAAACCAACGGAACACATAAGTAAGTTTCGCGTGCTTATGCGGTTTTTCGATAAAATCGGTATCAAATTGCCGAAACTTGTTTTTCGCCGTCATATCATCATTGTTTTTCAACATGCGCCCCGCCACGGTGTTCTTTGCCTTTTGTTCGGCATAGTCATCGTCTCGCACGTAATCGAACAAGCATGTCTTGCCGTCAAGCCATTGCAGACCATACTCGGGATTGAGGGGCACTTCATAACGTCGGAAATACGGATTGAACGCGTCGCAAGCGTTACCCAACAGGAATATTCTTGGTTTGCGTAGCTCGGTGTCATCGGCACGTTCACGCGTCACGGTATCCACGATCTTCGCCAATTGTTCAAACTCGTTTTTCAAATACGTATGATATCTATCGTCATTATCAATAATAAATTCATCCATGCAAATGTTACGTACGTTCACGTATGTGTTTTTCTTTTTTCGCTGTTGCATGGTCAAGGGTATAAAATAACCGCATATCCGCCACGAATCTTCTTTCTTGCCGGTTTTTTTCCGTCGTATTTCAGCCGTTTTATTTGTTGTGCGAAATTCATAATCGGGAAAAATATTATCTTTTATGATACGGTCGAAATAGTCTGCGGCGGCATCGTTGTTTTCCTCACGAAAACGGGCGATTTCCGCAAAACGATACCCGTTTTTCAAATAATCCTCTATCATGTACTTTCTCATACCGTAGGTTTTACCCAAACCTCGTGCGCCAATTATCATGTTTACGTCTGCGTTTCGTGGCAATATTACGGTTTTAAGCCTGTCATAGTAGTATTTCGCCATCCATGCTCACAATCCCTGGTGCTCCATCCCGCAAAACCAATTCGCGGGGTATCGTGTTCACATATCTATTATACACAGATCGCAAATACGTTATGTTCTCCGCATTCGCCTGTTTGTCGGACTCGCCCAGCCAGCGCCCCGACGGATACAGCCCGATGGCCTCCGGCGCGTCCACATGCGCCGTCTCGCCGCGATAGTCCGTGACGTCACCTATATAACGATCACAAGCAGTCGGTCGATTGCGTTGCAACGTATGACATATCTCATAATCCACAAGCACATCATAGCCGAGCGACATTTGCACGGTTTTGGCGAAACCGTGCCCCGCACGCATGACATCGGCGACGAAGTCTTCAATGGTGTATACGCCGTCCGGGCGCGGGAGCCCGGCGCAAGTGACATGTACGCGACCTTTCCTGTCCAAACTAACACGTGCTTTATTCCACAATTCCATATGTTCGGCGTAGCGCGTGGTACCGCCGCAGTTCTCGACCTCGAACTGTCCGATATGGTCTAGCGTCGAGGCCATGTCGGGCGCGGTGTTTCGGACACGTCGCATGGTGTTGCTGATCGCGTTTTCGATCGCGTTATGCAGCGGTTTGAGCACGTCCAGTAATTCCTCGTCGCTCACGTCGTCATCGCAACTGATCTTCAGGCTATCGGTATCGCCGCCCGTGACCGTTACGCGTTCGCCGAAATGCCGGTATATCAGCATCATGGCTATCAATAGGTGCATTCTGCTTCCCGCTACGATCCTCATGCCGTATGTGTATAGTACTCGTGGCGTTTTCGGACGTTTTTCAGCGAAATTATCGGGAGTGCAGACAGTGGTTTTATCGACTTCAAGTTCACCGGTTTCCGTCACGCGATAATCGGCCTTCATCACGTCTTGCGCCTGTGTGCCGTATATGCCGTTAAATTGCCCCTTGACGGTCGACCCGTAATAGGACTGCAAAAATTTCATGTTCAGTTCGCCGGTTTTCGCGTCGCGTGCGATTCCCTCGGGGATGGAGTCGGGGATATCGCCCACGTACGGCGTTCCCTCGGTGTATCCCTTAATCAGGTTTTTGACATCGGTTTTGCGTGCAAAAAGCATGTTAGATTGCAGCGTGACGTAATCCGGGGGGGTTATGGTTTTCGTGGTGCTTTCCCCGTACAATACACGCATGTCATCATATTCATACACTTGTACGACATCCCATAATTCAATCTCGTTGACGTGCAACATGCATTCATCCGCGCTGTACAATTTGCCGAACGCATATACCGGATTAACGGCGCTGTCCACATAACCGCGTGCGCGGATACTGTTATCCTGGGTCTTCGCACGATCGTTGTTACTGTAATCAGTGCCAGCGTGCAATGTACGTACGAATTTCGACCGAGAGCATATCGCTATACCCCACGCCGCGAAACACGTGCCCTTACGAAGTCTCAGATTGCTAAAGCGCACGGCGACATGCAAGCCCACGCGAAAAGGGTCATCGTAATGGCTTAACACGTCATCAAGCGACGTGGCCGCAATGCGTTCACAAGCGATCTGCAACAATTCAGACGGTGTCGGCGCGAATTTAACGGGTAGCCTACGCCCATTGATAAACGCGTGATGCATTGACGTGACATCCAAGGACGCGACATTAGGCACGACAACACTAGCGGTTTTAGCGCTCGTAAACGTCAACCCGCCACGGAAACAAGCCTTGCGCAACGCATACGATTCATAATCCTTCGGAAATTCCTGATTACACGTAATCTCAAAAGCACGTTGCAACGTAAGTTTCTTTCCGTCTTGCAGCGTGACGCGCCGCCCGCCGATCTCACGACGCGCCATCTGCCGTACAAGAGATGTCTTGGTCAGTACTCGACTACCGAGCATATCGGAGGTCAACCAGTGATTAGCATGCAACAGCCATTGCAGATATTGCGGTATCACCTGCACGTCACGTCGTGCGTAAAACAATTCATCTTCGGTCAACGGCGTTTCAGGCGTGCGTACGAGCGTATAATCCCAGTCGCCCACCGCCTTGGGTAGACCGCATGTCTCGCCCATTGCACGCAATCCACCCATTTCGAGATAAAACGTATCCCAAAAACGACAAACCACGTTGCCGTCAACGCATAGATCGATTGTGTACGCGCTTGTGGCCGTCTGCGCGTTTACGCTGATCGTGTACGATCTCGTCAACGCCAGCATGAGTGTTTGCATGTCAAACATCAGATTATATGCCGCGATCACCGGTACATAATCATGTTCGCTGCCATACGATATAAGATCATCGATATATGCAAGTGCCTCATCAACGTGCCGATAAAACCGTACATCGTCCGAAGTAGGGTCGTAAGACTCCAACGATGTATCTCGCAGATCGTTAAAGATATACAATATCGGATATGCCCTTGTTTCGGCACCGGCTTGTATATTAGTCGTTTCCGTATCGTAAACGGCGGCGACCCTAAACGGCTTGCGACTCCCCATCACCGTACCACGTCCGGCGACACCGCCACCAACCATATCGGACTACCCCCGTCAACATCCACACCGTCTTCCAAGTCCCCGACGTGCATTTGCATGCGTTTGGCATATTGCAAGGCTTGTTCGTTGCGTTGCATGATAGCATCGAATAATTCGCTCAATGAGTCGGCATCATAAGCACGCATAATGACTTCCAAACGTTTCTCGGGCGGCACATCAGGTCGTTGCCATATATTTTGTGTGTACCGCCAAAAGATTTTGACTTTTTCGCGACCAAGATCGCCCAGCGCCGAGGGCAGCCCCTTGGAGGCCATGCGCATTTCCTGCCGAAAAATGTTAAACGAGCGTCGTCGTTCTCCACGTTTTCCGCCCCCACCCTTCACGGTTTCAGCTTGCCGTACCAGCTTGGTGGCGTTCTCCATCGACCGCGCGTATGCTTCGGCTCGTAATTGTCTGTTCTGGATACGTCCGACGTATGTCTGTTTCAGGCTTGTTTCAAGGCGTTGCACGTACATCAGTCGCGCATGCCGTTCACTTTCCGGCATTCGCGGTGTAATGCTCTTGCGTATCGTGTTTATCGCACGTCGCACACGTTTGCGTTTCGCTGTCAGGATGTCGGCTTGCTTGCGGGCTCTGGGCATACATACCACCTACGACAAAATGAGGATGCCATAACCGGTTATGGCACCCTCATACGGTTTCATCGTCCTGTTTTTTTGCTCTTTTTTTCGTATTTCACTTAATTTCGAGGGACTTGAGCGAGCGACCGCCGCCGAGCGCGGTTTGCTTGACGGCAACGGTGAGCCCGTCGGGTGCATTGAAGTCGGGGAACATGTCGAAGATGTCCAAGACGCTTCGATAAATGCCCTCCGACTGGCTGAAATACGTCTTGCCGTCCTTTGCGAACAGATAGACGTTAGCGCATTTCTGCCCCGTCTGGGCTCGGACACCCGGCGTGACGTATGCGCCCGTGACGGTCAACGGTTCAGCGCCCAACGATGCAAGCGATGTCGCTGTATTTCGCGCGTTGATAATGGCTCGTTTCCCGTCGAACGTGCTAATATCCATTGTGCAGATGCACCGATAGTTGTTCACAACGGCTTCCATTGCCTCATTCGTGGTGTTGTTCGCCTGTTCAATTTCCTGTGTCATGATTGTATCCTTTTTGTTACTCGTTATCATTGTCGTTGTCGTTGTCGTTGATAGGGGTCGCGTGGCGGAAAAACGTCTCGGCTGGCATTTCGTAAACCGTTTTCTTCACCTTGATGTCGTTCACCAATACATTATACAAGCCGACCTTCATCAGCGCTTTCACGGCTTGCTCAGCGGTGCGAATATTACCGTCAATAATAATAGATTGCTGATTGCCGTCACGATCAATATACGTGACCGTGCTACTGGCGTACGTCTTTTTGATATTCCTCATTATATTTCCTTTTTTCTTGATTTATCAACGTTTTACGTTGACATAAAATATATTACACAAAAATCGGCACGCGCAAACGCGACACGCCGATTTTTTAATATATTAATGTATCAATAACGCAAAACCTGACCCGGATAGATCAAGTACGGGCGACTAATCTTATTAATCTTAGCGACACGAGGCCACTTAGACCCAAAAATAGACCACAGGCACTCACCGACCCTAACGGTATGAGTACGTACGGGTGCAGTAGATACGTTATGCTTGTTCGGTTGCTTGTTCGGTCGCTTGTTCGGGCGTTTACGATCGCCAACCGCGTAAGCGTCCCACTGCCACCGGGCACCCCTGAAATAATCAAGGTCGATCGCACCGGCATAACCGGCAACACGCCCGTTACCAGTATACTGGCGCATGGCCTCGCCATACGCGCCATACCGCCACGGGCGCGACTGCCAACCAGTAACGGCATTGGATGCGTACTGTGCAACCCATACCCCGCAATGACGACGAACATACGGGCTAAGCTGCCACAAGCCACTCGCCGGTATATACACGATCGGCCAAACGCGCGTTCGTTCGTACACACGTTTCACCCAACGATCAACCCACGCGCCATTACCAAACTGCGGGTTATCATCACGCTCCCAGTCCAGCGCGAGCACCGCACGGCCAACATACCTCGTCACATGATCGACGAAAAAATCAGCCTCACGACGCGCATCATTACCCATAGCATAATGATAAACGCCTATACTCTTACCGGTGGACGATGCACGCACAAGCTGATAATCCGCAACCTGACTGACACCATTGCGCAGACACGTATTATTAAAACCGCCGACACCCCACGTGAAACCGGCCACGACAAAATCCGCATCAAGCTTGCCCGTGTCTATATTGCACTGCCAGTTGCTCACGTCAACACCGCGCATATCCGCACTAGCGGACGGCGCAAGCACCAACAACGATACGCAAAAACACGCAAACACACTACGCAGATAGCGACGTATCTTCAGCAACGTTCCCCTTCCTCAGCAAGCTTATAAGCTCCTCCGTCAACACATTATTCTTCGTCACAAGATCGTTAAAATTTCTAAACGTCGTGGCGATAAACCAACCCATAGCGCAACACGCCAGGATCGGAAAACCAACACTACCGATCATACCCACAACATCACTAATATTCATATACACTCCAAACAAAAAGCCGTGACGTATCAAACAATACGTCACGACCTAATATATCATAACCATATACATGTAGCCTATCCGGGAATCGAACCCGGGACACGCATTTTATAAGAATGCTGCTCTAACCACTGAGCTAATAGGCCATCACTACACATCACCCGCCCACAACCCCCGCCGCATCAAATCAACAATATCACGACAATGCATAAACACATAATCAGACACCGTCGAATCATATGTAAAACACTTCATACCCATATCAGCAACCTTAGTACGACGCTCGCCATAAAACCTATAGCCCTTGATATAGCCACATTTATTATACTTACAATACACGATTAATCTCTCTAACAAAGATGTATTAGCCAATCACCTGTTAATCCGATAACCCAAACACACCGCACCCGGAACATAAAACACGCCATCGTCTAACACATCCCAAACTCCATACGCATCAATGCAGTCAACAAATCGAATTTCGAGTAAGCAATCAGACGCAATATCAACAAAATACACAAACACATCATAAATACTATCCAAGTTAAAATCAATCGAATTAGACAACGCTTCAAAATTCATGAAACTCATTTT